ATGGAGCCGACGCCGGCGCGGGCCGCCGAGGTAAGCGCGATGCCGTAGTGCGTCTGCGCGCGGCTGGCGTATTCGAAGTGACGCATCATACCGTCGAGGTTTTCCGACACTTTCACGTCGGCACCGGAGCCGACCGGCACGGTGTGGATCGCAGGCGGCGACTTGATGACCTGTCCGGAGACGTTTGCCACGTACTGGCCCGTGTGGTCCATCACCAGGCAGGGGCGCGCGCCGCCCGGGTCGAGTTCGCGCGCGCGCCGTACGGTCTCGTCCCACTGCTGCGGGTTCGATGGATCGGAGAATTTCAGGTCCTCCTCGATCTGCTGCCGCTGCTCGCGCGTCGCAGAGATCGCGTCCTCATACATCTCCAGCGCCTGTTGTAGATCGTTTGCCATCAAAGTGCCCTTGCGCCTGAAGCGGCGGATTTTGTGAAGTCGTGCTTTGGTGCCTTCTTCACTGGAATGAAGGTCAGCACGAACGCGTCAGCGCGGTCTGGTGACTTGCCGAACTCGGCCTTGTATTCCTTCTTCGACTGCATCAACAGCAGGCCGTCCTTGTAGCGGTATTTCACGGATGCCAGCTGGGACCGCAGCTCACCGTCGTCGTGCACGGAAACCGGAGGCTGGTCCAGGTAGTCGCGTGCGTCGCGCCACATCTTGGCCCGCACGTTGTAGTTCTTGCCGTCGGTGAGCCGTGCGCCGGTGTGCACGCCGGTGACCTTCTCGCGGTACTTGCCGAGCCGGAGTGCGTCGTAGCATGAGACACCCGGGCCGTCGAGCTCGATGACGATGCCGCCAATCGAACCGCCGGCGGCGACCAGGTCGTCACACTCGGTTTCGACCACGGCGGCCAACTGCGGGCCGTCCCGGCTGCGCCGCGTTATCTGCGGCAGATTCAGCCGGCCGCGCCGCCTGTGGATCACGCTTTCGTCATCACCGAAGTGCGCGGCGTCGATGGCCACGACCCAGTCGCCGATTGCCTCCACGTCGGCCGGGCCGTTGCGCTGTGCCGCCGCGATCAGGTTGCCGTGCACCCAGGCGTCGGTCGTCGACGCGTTGTAGTCGATGTCGATCTCCTGCGCGACGATGACCGGGTCGAGCGTGTTGCACTGCTTCTGATACCAGGCGTCGTCCTTGCGCGGGTCCTGCCGCCAGTGGAAGGTGAAGACCTTGATTTTGCCGCCGTGCCGCTTCTTGTAGAACGGGTTGCCGTTACCGTTGACGGTCGACAGGTCGATCTTGCAGTTCGAGGTCTGCGACAGCGCGGCGTCGATGGCCTCCGGGCGCTCGTAGAACGCCGACTCGTCCTTGAAGTAGATCGATGTGCGGTTACCGCGGCCGATGTTGTCGCCGGCCTCGCCGACGATTGCCGAACCGGTGTCGGGGTTCAGGATGCGCATGTGCGGCGCGTGCTTGCCCTCGACGTAGCCGGCTGGCCTGAATTCGGCAGGAAGCAGGCTCACGAACTGGCGAATCTTCCAGAACAGCGATTTCGGGTCGCCGAGCTTGTCGACGTATTCCTCCTTGCGGCTGCCAAAGCCGATCACGACGCCGGGGTAGAACGTCCACATCCAGACGGCGATCGCGACGCACAGCCACGAGATGCCCATGTCGCGAGACTTCTCGGCCAAGCCATCTTCGCGCCCGCGCCAGCGTTCGAACACCCAAGTCACGAATTCCGCCTGCTTCGGGAACAGCAAGAACGGGATCACCGTCGGCAGACCGATCTCCGCGTTACGCGGGTCGAACGTCATGCCCCAGTCGTTGATGAAGTCGATCGGGTTGGCCTTGTAGTGCTCCTTCAGGCCGGGTAGCAATTCTGGCGCGGCGCGCAGGCGTTGCAGGCGTTCCGCGCGCAGCTGGTAGATGCGTTCGTAGTCGGGCGCCCGAAAATCGAACCAATCAGGTGCCCCCATCGATCAACCTCTTGTATGCTTCCTCAGCTGAAACCGTCACGTTCGACTCCGTTTTGATCGGGTTGCCGTCCTGGCCGCCGTGGTTGATGTCTACCTTGTCGCCGTAGCGCTTCGGATCCCACTTGGCCAGCAGCTTCAAGCGCGTTTCGATCTGCAGCTTGCGATGCCCGAGCATGTCGCCTTCCTTGATCTCCAGCCCGCCGTCGGCCTTCTTGATGCGTTCCTCACCGATCAGCGGCGTGTCGGCGATCACCAAGCACTCGGCGGCCAGGTGGTCGAACCCCTCGTCGCGGGCGCGCGCGAAGTCGGCGGAAAATCCGTCTCGCGCCCTCTTCCAATCGCTCACCGTGCGCACGGCGGGCATGCGCTCGTCACGGCAGATCTCGGCGAGCGGTTCGCCCTTCGCGAGACGTGCGCAAATCTCGTCAGCAACGCTTTGCGTGAACCGCGTCGGGCGCCCAACGGGCTTGGCCGGAGCCTTGGTCTTTGCTTTCCGCGTGGTCTTGGCTGTCTTCGCGGTGCTCATGGCGACGTCCGATAGAGCGCAATCCGGTTCTGCTCCCGCTGGATGAGGACCATGAGCAAGCCTCGCTCAGATTCGATGCTCATTCGCATGGAGTACCTCATGAATAAAAAAGCCCGCGCGAGGCGGGCAAGAGCTCTTGGTGGAGATGTCACTCCAAGAGCAGGAGACACAGAAATTCAGTGATGCCGTTGCTGTTCCCGACTGGTCAGGTCAGTGCCAAAACAAAAAAACCCCGCGTCATCGCTGACTGCGGGGTTTGTGGAATCTTTCGTTCACGCCGCAGGCTACCTGAGGCAAACGCGACATATCTTGATTGACGGAAACATGTTCCACGAATACAGCCAAAAGCGTCAACTGTCAATGCTTAGTTGCACATTTCACATTGCGATCGAAATACGATTTATACTTGCGAAAAACGATCGTTGGTATAATAATGCGATCTCAACAACCCATTGGAGAAACACATGCAAGAAAAAAGCACGTCATTTCACACTATTATCCGTATCCTGCTGCGTGAACTACGCCAGCAATCGAACGTTCAGCAGGCACAAATCGGCCAACTGCTTGGCAAATCAGCAAGTACATGGAGTAAGGTAGAGACGGGGGAAACCGAACTAACGTTGGATCATGTATTGACAGTATGTCATGCTTGCCAGGTTCTACCTTCACTTCTGCTACAAACGGCTCAGAACTATATGTCCGTCTTGACTCAGTTTGGTTGGTATGTTGCAAGCCATGGCAAGGCACTCGAAAAAGCTGAGGACCGGCTAGCCCTAGAAGCCGACAGCTACTATGCCTTCATAGCAAAGCCTGATCGGCCGCTCATCTTCGGCAATCACTTCGCGGTCTTGGCAACTCCGTGGCCCTATTTGAATCAGTATGCCCCACTTGATGTTTTCCGCTGGGCGACTGACGAATTTTGGAAAAACAGCTTGTTAAACCCACAAGTTGCACCACCGCCGCCTCCACAGATTGCGCCGCCGCCACCGTCGGGGTTGCCAGGTAATTTTTAGAACGAAGAGGAGAGAAATATCCCCTCATTATTTGGATTCAGCCGCAGCAGCTATGAGCTCCATGGCCGCCTGCGGCTGCCAAAACAGGTTGACGAACCCCGTGCCCGGCCGGTATCTGGAAACTATGATCCCGTGCGCATTTCGTCGCGCTTCTACGTGAGGATCAAGGACGAGCCGGAGTTAGTCCTTCATGGGGCACCTCATGCGAAGTGGCGTAAACGCAAAAAGCCCGAACGTTTAACGGTTCGGGCTTTTCTCTGGACGTGCGAAGGCCGCCTGTGACTGGACTATATCAGAAAATTCTATAGCAGTGTATCAACGATCGAGGGTCCAAGTTTCCAAGTTCTCAATCAGGTGGGAGAGAAGTGCTTCCGAAATAGCATCTTTCACCCTGTTGGCCTGATGAGCCGCAAAACGCTCTTCGTCCTCGTCCCCATCTGTGACATATGGCATCTCAAGAACGTTGCCGTCCGGGAAAACAATACAGTTTGGCTCAACGAATTTTACAGAGAACGGAAGACGTGTTTCCTTATCGCCGTCGACCTGGAAAAATGCGTACTGGCCAGCCATAAACTGGCGGCCCTGAACGGTCTGTTTCAAAATCTCAAACTTGGCAATAAAACGTCCTTGGAACGCATTTGCCCTGAAGTTCAGCGGTTCATCGTTGATACTCGCAAACTGGATGTAGCGGGACACCGAGTCGCGCGAGTTTTCGGCATAAATTGAGTCTCGGACGCGCTGCGCCACCCGCTTGATCGTCTCGAAGGAATTCAGAAAATGATTAATTTCAAAACTTCTCATTGTCGTCCCCACCATTAGTTATGGAACAGCAACTTTACTGCGGATCGACAATTAGAACAACGTGGCAGTACAAACGTTCTTCTTGAGCTTCTCCGTCAGCTGCCCCTTGGCCTCGGCCGCGGCCGTGAGCATGTCAGCATTCGGGAATCGCCACACGCTGGCGATACTGCACGAGCGGTAGATGGCCCACACGTGGATTCGGCTCAGGCTGTTGATCATGGCGTCGGTGGCGGCGCCGATGCGGTAATCCGCGGCCTGCTGGGCCTCGTACACATCCTGGCGCGCAGCGGCGCCGTCTTCGCCCTCCTCTGCGCCGCCGGCCAGGCCACGCATCGTCTTCATGCCCAGATCACGGTCGGGATCGCCAGCCATCCACTCCTTCCAGCATTCGAGACACAGATCGAGGCCGTCCGGCTTCGTGAACGCGGTATCGCGCATTTCGTCGCGACGGACGCGGCGCAGTTTTGGCGCATTCAGCATCTCGGACGTCGCAATAGCGTTCATGGCTCTCTCCTGTTGAGCAACACCATCATGTTAACACGTGCTAGTTGGGAATTTTCAATAATCATATAAACCGTTTATGTTATTTTCACACTCATATCACCGCCCGTTCGACCGGGCACCATGTCACGATCATGTCGCAACGACCTCCCAAGCCCGCCCGGTGAATCGCACGAGTCCCCGCTTCTGCAGAGCCCGCAAGCGTTGATCGATGACGCGAACAGGTGGCACGGGCCGGCTCAATAGACCCGGCCGGCGATGCGGCTCGGACAGATCGCGCAATCCGCTGGCATCAGTGTCAAGTTGCTTCATCGTGGTACGGCCGGCGCGGAGCTGGGTCAGCAGCGCTTGGTCAAAGTCGTGGTATCGATCCGTCATTTCGTCCTCGTCATGTGTACCGCGCAGTTCGGCGCGCGGCTTGCCGTTTCCTTACCGGGCCGCCCGCCGCTGCGATACCCGTTCAAAGCAGTCGACCAGGATCTGTGCCAGTCGTCGCGTGCGCTCCAATATGTGCGGCGGCAGTGCGTGACGTCGTCCTGATCGAAGTCGCCCAGCTGTACCAACTCAGCGAGGCGAAGCTCAATCTTGTGCGGCAGCGTGCGCGGTTTCTCTTTCACGTTTCGTTCGGCCATAGTTGTCTTTTTGAGGGGTTGGTTGGACCCCTCAGCCTGTCGTAGTAGTAGTCAGGGTGTACCGCGGCCCCGGAGCAAAATCAGCGCGAACTGCTATCGCAGGTGACGTATTCACGGGTGGTCAATCCCGCCACGGCACGCCCAGGCCGCCCCCCTCTGCCCACCTGGGCGACGCACTCACTTAAATGCGCCGGCCACGTGAGCCAAGCTTTCCAACTCTGTACCCTTGTTCGCCTCAGCCTGTGCTCTCAGGCCTCGGCACGGCCCCCTCGCGCCGTGTTCTCGCTGTGCCCTGGTGTTCGTCAGCGGCGGCCGGTCTTTTCGCGGTGTGGGCCGATCTCAGGCCCGTGCACGTTTTTTTATGGTGTCGTCCGCTCCACCGAGGGTCGCACTTGAAGTGCGACCCCTGCCCTACTTCGCCCGCATCAACCGCGCCTGGCGCATCACCTTCAGCTTCACGTCGGCGAACACGGCTGCCTGAATCTGCAGGGCCGTGCGCTTGCGGCTGAAGCTGAACTGCTGGCCCTCGTAGGCCAGTTCCATTTGTTCGGTCACGTAGTCGTTCCAATCAGTGCCCTCGCAGCGCGGGAAGGCGACGCCCACGCCCAGCAGCTCGGCGGCCGCGCGCGCAGCGTCCAGGCCCGGATTGCGGCCGATGCGCTTTTCGGTTTCGTGGTCGTTGTCGGCGCACACGACGCCCATGCCGGTGCGCTGCATGCGTTCGGCGACGAGAGAAAGGTTGCCGGCGTTGAACGCGACGATGACGCGGCTGTTTGGGATGGCCTGAAACAGCGTCAGGCCGGTCGCGAAGCCCTCCACGAGCACCGTCACGACGGCGCCAGGGCGTTCGATGGCGTAATAGGCGTATTTGATCGTGGCGCCGGCGTGGAACTTCTTCTCACCTTCCGGCGAGATGCGCTGCAGGCTCAGAACCTTGCCGTTGTAGAGCATCGGGATTACGAGCCAGCCGGCCGCGTCGACGCGCAGACCGAGACAGCCCTCCATGCCGAGCAGCTTGTGGGTCAGGTACGGATGACCGTCGAGCAGCGGCGTGCACTTCGCGTAGTAGGCTCGCGCCTCGTGCGTTGCCTGGCGCAGCGCGGCGCGGCGCTCGGCCTGGCGCCGCTCGATCTCGGTGCGGCTGATCGGCGCGGCCGCCACGGCGTCATCGCCGGGGCGCCACGTCAGCGGCTCGGTGTGGACGGCATAGTCCTGGCACCAGCCGACCTGTCCATCGTCCGCAAGCTTGATGCTGCCGTTCTTCTTGCGCGGGTGATTGGTGGTCCGGCAGCGGATCCAGCGGCCGGCAGTGAACGTGTCCGGAACGATGATGCCGTTCGCCTCGACGAATTGCTGGAACGTGCTCACAATTTCTTCGCCTTAGCGTTCTTGGCGATCTTGCGCGACAGGAGCCAATTCAGTACCTCTTGCGTCGGCTCCATCGGCGGCAGCATCCGTTCTTTCGCCGTCGGCCAATCACCGAACTTTTCCTTGAACTTCCACGCCGCGGCGCCCTCCTTCCAGGGCTTGGTCATCGCGATGTGCTTCAGTTGAGCGTAGAACGCCGCGCGCTCTTCAGCCGTGGGCGCGCGCTTTTTCGCCTTGGTTCCGGTCACTTCTTCGAGCGTACCGGCTACCTTCAACAGTTCTTTCGATTTCAAATAGACATGGCCGCATGACGGGCACGCCGGCAGCGGGTTGTGCACCTGAAAACAGGTCGGGCACTTGACCGGCTTCTTTTCCTTTTTAGGAGCCGGCTTCGCCGCCTTCGGCTTCCCGTCGTCCAGCTCCTGAATGCCGTTCTCGAAAAAATCTTCGACCTCAGCCCAGAACCGCATGCAGTTGCCGCTGTGATCGAGGACGATGGCTTCAGCCTTACCGGTACCGTCCGAGCAACGCAGCACGCGGCCCAGCATCTGGATGTGCACAGCCAGCGCCTTGCGCAGCGGCCGCGCCAGAATCAGCACCTCGACGTCAGGTACGTCAAAGCCGCGCGTCAGACTCTCGATGCTGATGAGGCCACGGATGTAACTGTCGGGCTTGCGGAATTCCTCGGTTGCCGCGTCCTTTTCTTCGTCGGTCTGGCGGTACGTGATCAGGTTGCATACGACACCTTCGGCCATGAACTGCCGCTGCATTTCCTCGGCATGCGCCACGGAAGATGCGAAGGCGATGAACTTCTTGCCTTGGCCGCGCTCCATGTAACCCGCAACGACGTCACCGATGATGGGCATGGCACGCGATTCCGCTTCCTTCTCGGTCCACTCACCGGCCACCACCTTGGCGCCCGTCATGTCCGGCTCCGATGCGGCCCACACGCGGTACGGAACCAGCCATCCTTCGCGGATCAGTTGGTGCGTGGTGGCTGCATTGATGACGACATCGAAGTAGTTGGCCAGGCCCTTGGTGAATGGCGTTGCGGTCAGGCCGATCGTGTAGCACGCGCGTGTCGCCAGTCGGGCCTTCAGCTTTTCGGACAGGACGTGGCATTCGTCGATGATCTGCAACTTCACTTCCGGCCAGCCACGCTTTCCTGAGATCGTCTGCAGGCTGCAAACTTGGATCGGCTCCAAGGGATCGTAGTCCTCGTGCTGCGCCTGCGTCACGCCGTGGGCCAAGCCATATTTCTTGAAGCGCTTCGACGCCTGATCGACCAGGGTAATGCGATCCATGATGAAAGCGCCGCGGTTGCCCCTCTTCTTGGTCATAGCCAGGAGATAGGTTGCCAACTCGGTCTTACCGAAGCCGCAAGGAGCCTGGATCAGGACGTTTTTTGCACGACGAAGCGCATCCTGTGCGGCGGCCACAACCGGTACCTGCAGCGGGCGCAGCTCAAGAGGAATAGGTGCCTGATCGCTCATGCAGCCCTCCGCGCGGCCTGCCTGACCCACTCCACCAAGTCGACATCTTTGCCAACGCCGGCTGCTCGACGAATTTTGTCGAGCACGCTTGCGCGGTCGATCGCCTTCTTGTTGGCGTCGGTGAACTCGTTGTAGCGGCGCTCGGCTCGATCCTTGGCGATCCGCAGGTCCTGCTCGAGCTTCACGATCTGCGCCGCCGAGTCTCCATTCTCCAGTTGCTCAACACGTGCCTTGAGGTCATCCCGTTCCTGTTTGAGCTCGGCGATCTGATCCTGTGCAGCGATCAACTGCTCCATTACGCCGATGGTGGCATCGTCGTCGTCGATATCGTCGAGGGTGAGCGGTGCGACTGCCGTCGTCGGTGCCAAGCTGGTGGCACCGAAATCGGGTGCATCAGCGTTGTCTTTCACAGGCTCAAGGACATCGGGGACGGTGACGGCCGGCGCGGCCACCGTCGGCGCGTGCGGCGCGGTCTTCGAAGCCACCTTGGCCATGACTGCCTTGGCTGAGACGGGCTTGCCGGCCTCCCTGCTCTTGGCGATGACCTCCTCGATGACCGGCTCAGGAATCGCCGCAAGCTTCTCGTAGCGGTTAGCGGTCGACGTCGAGATACCGGCATCGGCCAAGACTTCAGCCTTATGCTTCCCACCGGTGGGAACTATGCCGAAGCCGCCCTTTTGGGTCTCGAGCTGTGCACTCAATTCGCCGATCGCACGTTGCGCGCGCAGCTTGATCTCGGCCGCCCATTGCTCCAACTCAGTGTCTTGGGCCTGCTTCGCGTACAGGCGCATCGCCTCGGACTTGTCGCGGATGTCCTTGATCTCGTCCACGCTGCGGCAGGCCGCCAGTGCTTGGCGAGCCTGGTCGTATTTGATGAGGGCGCTCATGTTTTAGAACGGAATGCGAGGATCGTCTCGGATGAACTTCACGGACAACTCAAGAGTGCCGACCAGTCGAGGCAACGCATTCATTGCCGACGTCGCGAGAGCGCGGACCCAATGCGTAAGAATGTGGATGTCCTGCGAGCCGTCGAAGCCATCCGTCAAGATGAACTCGTCTTCGTTCTCGTATGTCGCCGCGGCGCCAAGCACGGTTGCCAGATAGTGCGAGCCACCAGCGCCGAACGACGCCGTGAAACGAACAAGTACGTCCGTACTGCCGTCCGCATCAGGAACTGACAGCGTTGCGTGAATGACGCGCCCTTTGACGTCGTAGATGTCGATGAGGGGGAAGTCCATTTTTATGCGCTCCTCAGGTATAAGCGCGAGAAGCAACGTGCCGTGGTAGTCGCGCTGATCAAGTCGCGGCAGTACAGATGGATGACGATGCGTTTGATGAACGTTTTCATCTGGCTATTTCTCAGTGGCAAAATTTAGGCAAAAAGGGGCTCTGCACCGAGCGGCGGACCGGTCGGCGTTATATGTCTTCTCAATGAATGTTTTAGGCGCAGGGTGGTGGCGGCCCGACGTTCCGCGCTGCAGAGTTGCGAACAACGCACCACTTGACGCGGTCGTTCAGCTCCTCGCAACGGATAGCGCCGGACGTAAGCTCTTCAATCCGCACGCAGTGTTCAGCCGGCACGCGCCCGTTCGCAACCCACTGTTGCACGACCTGGTAGCCACTGAGATTCAGTGCTCGAGCCAAGGCGCTCATCGATCCGAAGCGTTTGATTGTCTTGTCGATTCCGTCCATTCCTTGATCTTACACTGGTTTTTCTTGTGTCGCTACATTATCCTGTGGTGACACAACAAAATCTAGTGGATAGGATAGAAAGATGACGAATACACATGCACCTACGATCCATGCCCGGTTAAGGCTCCTCAGGGAAGCGCGCGGGCTCACCATGAAGGGCCTTGCCGACCTGGTTGGCGTCAGTTGGCAGACGGTTCAACAGTGGGAGCGCGAAGAGGGCGGAACAGCTCCGAAGCGGGATCGGTTGGCAGCCGTTGCGCGAGCACTGGGAACCACTCCCGAGATACTACTGTTCGGCTATTGGGCACCAGAAAACGCCGTGGATAACAGTACGCCAGCCATCCCGGATATAAGTCACGAGGCGCTAAGCATTGCGAAGGCTTTCGATAATTTAAAAACTGAAAAGGAGCGTGAATCGGTGAGGGCACTTCTCCGGGCCTTCAACGTGATGTGACGATTGAGCAACGTGCGCGGCATATCGGCGCGCCAGGAAATGATGCAGCAATGGGCCAATTATTTAGATCAGTTGAAGTTCAAAGTTCCGGAACATATTAACCAAAGCTGATAATGCGAAAACTTTACCGACTCAAGAAATGGTATTCAATTGATGATGCCTGCGACAGATTTTTACTGACGCTTGGCGAGTACATACCAATTCGAGAAATTTACCAGTTGATTGCAGACGGCCACATTGCTGTATATTGGAATGTCAGTCGCAAACCTGCGCGAGAAGTCTGCCCTGCGACGATGATTTATGCCAGTGGTGACCCAGTTTTCGACACTCTAAAAGAGTCAGGGAAAATTGCCGAGGATTGCCGAATGATTTGCATGGAAGGTCTTGAGCCGCAGGACGAGGTCATCCAGAATATCGACGGCCTGTTCAAGATTGACACTGAGCGTGTCGGCGCAGCGAAGGAATGGCTAAAGGCCATCGCTGCAGGTCGTGAGTGCGACTACATTTCACTCGATGGCACGCTTTTAATAGGAGAGGATGGACGGTATTGGCAATTAATGGCCCCATTCTCAGCAACCGACGGCACGCGACGTTACGCGCCAGGGGTGGCTCACAACCATATAGATAACTTTTATCCGACGTTTGAGTTGCCGGAGCCTGACGAGATCGTCATTTCAAAGGGGGAAATCGAGCGGTTCGAAGCACAGTTTTCAGAGCCAGCAGAACTTATTGTGGAAAAGCCGTTCACGACCAATGAACGCAACACTCTGCTCGTGTTGATCGCAGCCCTGTGCAAGAAGGCTGGCATCGATCCTGCCGCAAGAGGCGCCGCTGGTGAGCTCGTGCAGCTTGCGCGGTCTGATGGCATCAACGTTGACATTGACCCCGACACAGTGAGAGGCAAGCTCAAACAGATCCCTGACGCTCTTGGTGCGCGAGCGAAGTAAGATAATTTGCCGATTTCGGTTTTTGCAAAGCCGATTTCGGCCAACGCATCGCCCACAAGATTAAAGATTGCCCTATCGGTCCACTTCGGACCAATTCAGACAGGAGCAATCGAAATGCATCAACTCCCCGAAACCGGCTTTCTCCGCCTGCCGCAAATCATCGGCGATAACAGGGCTCAGCCGCCCGTGCCAGCCGTCGTGCCGGTCTGCAAGTCGACCTGGTGGGCCGGCGTGAAATCCGGCCGCTTCCCCTCCCCCGTCAAGCTTGGCCCACGCACTACCGCCTGGCGCGTCGAGGACATCCGCGCCCTCATCAAGGCAATCTGATATCCAAAATCCATCCACAGGATTTCCTTGCGAAGCAAGAATTTCTTGTGTATATTGATTTGCATACACCTGTTTTGCCAGCATCTGTGGAGTGAATCGTGACTACCCATAACCAACTTAAAGTGCTCCGAAATTCCGATGTCGGAAGCCTTACCTCCGAGATGGAGGCAGCCGCACTTAACGCACGCAACCTCCTGCACGTCGCGAACCGCGAGCTGCTGGAAAACGTGGAACTTGGCCTCTCGCTCGTCGCAGCAGCAGAGCGCTACGTCGCCGACATCATCGCGCTCAATGCACAGCTGTGCGCTGCCGGCTCGGCAGCTGCCCGCTCAGCTATCGTCGATCGAGGTGTCGCATGAGCGGAATTGCGAAGACCGACCCCACCATGTCCAGTGTCGATCTGGTCATCGTCTACGGTGAGGAACTCGTGACAACCACCGAAGCGATCGCAGCGGGCACCGGCAACGAGCATGCTAGCGTCATCGCGCTTGTGCGCAAGTACCGCAAAGATCTCGAAGAGTTTGGCTTGGTCCGATTTGAAATCGAGCCAAGAAAGGCCGGGCAGCATGGCGGTGGTGATGTCGAGTACGCTGTTCTCAACGAACAGCAATCGACGCTGCTGCTGACCTACATGCGCAACAGCGAAATCGTCCGCCAGTTCAAAAAGACGCTTGTACACAAGTTCTTCGAGATGCGGACCAAGCTGCGGAATACCATGGTCGATCCTCTCGCCGGCCTGCCGCCAGAGCAGCGCGTCCTGGTGTCACTGATGGTTGAGCAAGCCGCCATCAAGAATGCCCAGGCTCAACTGGCGAGTGCTCAGGCAGAGCAGCAGGCAAGCATTCACCGACTCGAAGCCAAGCAGTCAGCAATCGAGAAAGGCGCCGCGTTTTTCACGGTGATCGGATATGGCACCTATCGCGGGATCAAGTTTTCTCTGGCTGATGCTGCAGCGCTGGGCCGTAAAGCATCGGCGCTCAGCAAGGCCAACAAAATCGCTGTCGACAAGGTGCGCGATCCACGATTTGGCGTCGTGAACAGCTATCACGAGACCATGCTTGACCAAGCCTTGGCCGCACTTCACGGCGGCATGTAGCGCCGCAAAACCAGCAGTAAAAACAACGAAGCCACCCGACGTCTCGCACACGTCGGATGGCCCCTTACGCCCTTAACTTTTGGAGAAAGACTTTGGCGAATCCTAATTTTAACATCGAGGCAACATCTGGCGCAACGGCGCCCCAGTCCATCCCGTGCCACCAATCGCACGCGTGGCACCTGCCGCAATTGCGCAGCAACGCTGACGCAGTGTTTGCGTCTACCGTGATCGA